GGGGGTTCCGATTAACGAGACACGCACTCTCGGGTACAATTATAGCACCATGGCAGATCAGACCATCGAAAAGGCTGGGTGCCTTGAAGACCCTTCTTCAAGTTCCACAACATATCGATTGTAATACTCCCGCCATGCGGGCTTCATCAAACCAGATATCAAAGGATGGTCTAACTCCTGCAATTGAGTCAACGAATCAACATATTCCTCAATAGCTATCTGGCTACTAGCTGGCAAACCCCACAGTTCAAACATTAACTGCCTGCTGCGGGTAGTAGGCGTTTTACAAACCACTCTACTCTGTGCCTTTTGGTTCTCCCAGAAACTCTGGGCTCTCCCATTATCATATCGTCGTGCGCCATCTCCGCACGTCCGACGAACCAAGCCAACTAGTGAACCGGCGATCGGACAACCAGGAAGTTCACACTCGAGTGAGTCTGCCTTCGCTCTAAGCAACTTCTTCATAGTATTTTGGCTTCCATAACGACAAATTGAGTGCGACCACCCAAATTTGGCCAAAAGACTAGCTGGATCAACAACGTTGTCACAATCAATCGCGTCATAAAACATTTTACAAAATCCCATTTTGCCAAGGACGCGACCGGTTTCCATTTTAATATTAAACCCACACTTGGCAAAATCTTCATGAGTTGGGACTCCTCCATCAACGGCGAATAATCCATCATCGCCTTCCACAAAACCATCCACTTCCAATCCGCGCTCTTGGCAAATAAACAACATTGCCATCAAATTAGTAAATCCGTTACCTAATGATGTACAATAATCTCCAGACATTCGTACACCATCTACTCGGACCGATACATTCTTATATTTAATCACATTACATCCAGGCAATGCATCGAGTAGGGCACGGAGCGCTTCCCATTGACTTGTATTCTTAAGCATATATGAATACAATTGACACTCGCACACCGCCATGACTTGTGGAACCATGGCGGCCTCAAAAGAGCTGTGGTCAGTTCCTACGGCAACCCAACCACGGGCGATCTTATCCGCAAGTCGCTGCTCGATCCAGGCTGGTCGAGAAGCAACGGGGACATGCTTAATAAAGTAACCACTTGAGTAGAGTTGGTTCTCGATGGCACTACATGCCGGTCCAACTCTCCCAAGGAAGGTCTTGTCATTGTGTCGGCCTCTTGGGTGGATACCTCTCGGGTATTTAAACTCTTCATAAGTCTCTGCCTTAATGAATCCACCGACTTCACAGTGTTTTCTTTCAACAGTGACAGAATTGTCGTGATCTTGCTGCAATTTATCCTTGTAGTACTTGGGGCGTCGTAGCCCATCAACCCACTGAGTAAAGCTTGGAATATCTTCATCAGTGAGTGGGGTAAGGTTGCGACGCAGCCACAAGCGAACGAACGAACGAAAACGCCGAAATGTTTTACTATCCATTGCGGGCAAACGTGCGCCAATACGCTTAGTGACAGCACCCAGTTGATTAAGGGTACTACGCGTGTCGGGCATAGGTAAAGCAGCACCTCGTACTCCACATCCCAGATCCACTTGCATAAAACGCCGAATAGGAGCAATATCATCATAACGATAAGAAATACGCATACCGGTTTTAATACTGGTAACAGCGTCCAGTGCGACTTCATTGGTGATATAACCGAAGCCGACTCTGCGGGTTGGGCCCACTTTACCCCCAGTGTTGGCAAAGCGGGCTTGATAAAATCCTCTTCTATGTTATTAATATGCCAAGCCATAAAATAAATGGTAGTCCAATGATTAATCATTGAAAATTGCACAGATTCAAATGTATTATCATATGCACCTTGGTTTAAGATATCAAGTGGGAAGAGTTGTTTCAAACAAGTGCAACCTGTATTAATACCGGTCATTCTTGAGATGCAATCTGCCACCACTTGGGGATCAGGGGACTTGTTCCCCGGGAAATTGTTAACCAATTGATTGAATGCTGCCGCAGAAACGATTATATCTTCTTCGCCTCCGTTGTGTCGCCACTTCACAACCCATAGGCTAGGACTCTTCCTAACCAATGGAGCAGCCAATTGGCTAACTGGCCTTAAATCAAACATCGTGTGTTCAAGTTCATCTGTGAACAACTGTTCGATTGGTTGAAATTCCGCCTCTTGGGTAAACACCGTCGAAATCTTGTCCAAGGTGTTATTAACCCAATCCAACCAGGGATAAGAAATCTCCTCATCCTTCCCTGTATACGATTTAACCATATTGCAAGCCATTGTTTGCCAATATTTCACGTTTTCGATATTCCGGACCACCCAATTCTTGGCCGGTTTAATAGGCGGTAAACTGAACGACATTTCGTGACACTTAGGAGCTTGAATACACGTCTTCAAACTCTTAATTTCGTCTTGGGCAGCTTTAACAGTTTCAGCTTGGGTTGCTTCATTGAACATTTCTTTGAATGCATCAATTGCCCCTTGCTGCTTGACCAAGGACTCAACCAATCCTTGTTTAACCAAGTGGTCATTCTTAAACTGTTTAGCACGAAATTGTTTCTTTTGGAATTTTGGGCCCGCGCTTCTGTTACCAGCGTGCTGCGGGACGCCGTTCACGGCATTTTTATTTTTATGACAATTCGATTGCATACCTCAAACTAATCAGGTTGTATTGATATCGAAATTCTCTACTAAAATAATAGCGAAAGCGAAAATACCAAACGCTAAAGACACTAATCTTACGATGAATGGTGTCCTTCTGTAACGTGGTGTTCTTCACTCAAAATAAGCCCCGCTCGTCACGTGACTTATCCTGTTTTCACACCCCCTTCTCGTCACTAGCCCAGAAAGCTAGTTGGACGCCTTGGCACAAATACCACAGGAAGCTATCTGGTTGCAACCCTCTAACCACATTCCCATCCCGACCACAACGTGGAGTTTCAGGGCAGCCCGGTTAGACAGACTGGATGAGTT